CTGTTGGCGTGTTGTTATTGGTATAGATCAGTCAGTTTCACAAAAATAATCACGGCCAAAACTATCGGTAGCATTTATGCCATAGACAGCATTACTATGTCTGTTATACTGATCAAACCATTTATATCTTAGATCGGAATGCTCCTCTTGTAGTCTCTTAAGTTCTTGAAAATATTCTTTATTTTCTTCATCAAATTTAACATCAGAAGCTCTTATTTTCTGATATGATAAATCGCTGATTGTTTCGTATGGCTTAAGTCCTTCAATCTTTTTAATTATCATTACAGCATTATCGTATAAATATTTCCTCTCTTCATATCTTTTTTCAAGAACGGGCTTCCAGTTTTCCTCTAAAGCTTTTAGTGACATTTCTATTTCTTTAATGCGTTTTTCTGTATTCATATATTCTTCTCTTAACGTTTTCGTGTTCATCGTCCCGTTCTCCATTCCGCCGCTCCATCGCGTCCGGTAAGATCATACTATGTCGGATGTGACATGGTGTCAACAGGTTTTTTGCAGGATTTTCACTATTTTTCCGCATACCGCTGTGCGGGGGTTGACTTTTTTTTCTCATATCGCTGTGATTTGAAAATGAATCGCATCCAGCAGTGTCTCTCCCGCGCCAGGGATTTGATATCGCCCCCTGGCGCATGGACACAGGGTGGGGCAGCGTTCGAACCTGCGATAGAATTCGCGGCATGATCATCGCCGCGTTGTTTTTCGGATCGACGATGCTACCTCTGATTATCGCTATTTGTCTTTATCGGCAGGTCCAGGGATTGCAGCGCATTTCCGAAGCGCGTGATGATGTTATCTGCAAACTCGTGCGCCGCGTAGAGAGTGTGGAAAGAAAGCTGTAATGCTCTAATATGAAGAAATCACAACTTCCTCCCCTGAAAAAGTCCTCGCTGGAAATCTCCTATCGTCCTATTGACGATCTGATCCCGTACGCGCGCAACGCTCGCACGCACAGTGATCAGCAGATTGCTCAAATAGCTGGCAGTATCCGTGAGTTTGGCTGGACCAATCCGGTCCTGATCGATGAGACTGGTGGCGTCATCGCGGGACATGGCCGTATCCTGGCGGCGCGAAAACTTGCGATGGATACAGTGCCCGTCATCACGCTTTCCGGGCTGTCCCAGGTGCAGAAGCGCGCTCTGGTCCTTGCCGACAACAAGCTGGCGCTGAATGCGGGTTGGGATGATGAAATGCTGCGGCTGGAACTGTTGGATTTGCGTAATGAAAGTTTCGATCTTGGCTTGACGGGATTTGACGCCGATGAAATCAATACTCTGCTGGCGGATGCCAATGCTGGTCTGACCGATCCCGATGACGCTCCGGAAGCCCCTGCTGATCCGGTCAGTGTGCTGGGCGATGTATGGCTGCTGGGTAAACATCGCCTTGTCTGTGGCGATTGCACGGACGCGTCTGTGGTGGAGAAGGCGCTCAACGGCGTCAGACCGCATCTGATGGTCACTGACCCGCCTTATGGGGTGGAGTATGATGCGAATTGGCGCAACACAGCGATCCGAACGGACGGAAGCTGTGTTGGAGCACGCGCCGTTGGTAAAGTTAGTAACGATTGCCGGTCTGATTGGCGCGCTGCCTGGCGACTGTTTCCTGGTTCTGTGGTCTATGTTTGGCATGGCGGTCTGCATCACTCGGAGGTTTCGGATAGCCTCATTGCCTGCAGCTTTAAAATACGGGCCCAGATTGTTTGGGTGAAGACGAGGCCCGTAATCTCGCGCGGCAATTATCATTGGCAACACGAACCTCTACTGCATGCCGTGCAGGATAGTTCTGATGATCATTGGCGGTTCGTGCCTGAGCACGAAATATCGGCCTATGCTGTCAAGAATGGCTCACCAGGAGAATGGCGTGGTGGGCGCAAGCAATCAACGGTCTGGTTTATCGAGCATCTTAAATCCGGAACCGGCCACAGCACGCAAAAACCGGTCGAGTGCATGCAGCGTCCGATCGAAAACAACTCTTCTCCAGGTCAGGCTGTTTATGATCCGTTCGTAGGGTCTGGCACCACAATCATTGCTGGAGAAATGACGGGGCGATCTATACACGCCTGCGAGCTGAATCCAGCGTATATTGATGTTGCGGTGAAACGATGGCAGGATTTTACTGGTCAGCATGCTACATTAGATGATGACGGGCGCACATTCGATGAAATCGGGAAGATAAGGCATGACTCTACCATTTGAGGCTACTGACGCCAGGAAATCTCAGGTGGAGGTTTTGGCTGGGCTTGGGTTGCCGCATGAACAGATATCATTGATTATTGGATGCGACGCTAAGACCTTGCGACATTATTTTCATCACGAGTTGAAGAGTGGCAACGCCAAAGCAACGGCGAAAGTCGCGCAAACGCTGTTCAACAAAGCTATTGGCGGTGATGTGGCATCCATGATTTTTTGGATGAAAGTGCGCGCCGGGTGGAGCGAGCGGACTATATTAAGCCACACAGGCCCCGATGGCGAAAGTCCGGTCGGATATGTTATTTACGGAAGTAAAGAAGCAAAGAGCAGTGATAAATGGCTCAAGAACGAAGAGTAATAGTCTGGGCGCCGAATAGTAATCCACAACGAATGCTTCTTTCATGTCCAGTATTCGAGGTCTTTTTTGGCGGCGCGAGAGGTGGAGGCAAGAGCGAAAGTATTCTTGGCGAATGGGCACAACATTCGAATACTTACGGAAAAGATGCGATTGGATTGGTTGTTAGAAGAAACAGTAAACAGCTTGGTGAGCTATTCGAGCGCGCCAAGACTATATTTACACCTATTGGATCGAGATTGACAGGAACACCAGAAAGCGGCGGTATGAACTGTGTTATGATCAACGGAGCGCGATTGAAATTCGCACATTTAGAGCGCGATAGTGATGCAGAGAACTATCAAGGGCAAAATTTGACACGCCTGTATGTAGAGGAAGCGGGGAATTTCCCAAGCCCCGCGCCGATCATGCGGCTCATGGCCACGTTGAGATCCGGCGCTGGGGTGCCGTGCCGCGTCCGGCTGACCGGCAATCCAGGCGGTCCTGGCCATCAGTGGCTCAAGGCGCGCTATATCGATCCTGCGCCGCGCGGCATGGAGATCATCACCGATCCCGAGACCGGGCTTGAGCGCGTCTATATCCCGTCACGGGTCACGGACAATCCCGCGCTCGGGCCGGAGTATATCGCGCAGCTCAAGGCCAGCGGCTCACCCGAGTTGGTGCGCGCATGGCTTGAGGGGGATTGGTCCGTGATTGCAGGCGCGTTCTTCCCCGAGTTCGACATGGCGCGGCACGTGGTTGCGCCCCGTTCATTGCCCGCCTACTGGCATCGGTTCCGGTCATTCGATTGGGGATCGGCTCGCCCGTTTTCCGTGGGCTGGTGGGCCGTTTCAGACGGTGAGCTGCCCGAATTTCCGCGCGGCGCGCTGATCCGGTATCGCGAGTGGTATGGCATGCCCCCAGGCAAACCTAACACCGGGCTACGGCTGACCGCCGAGGAAGTGGCCGACGGGATCAAACAACGAGAGCGCGATGAACTGCACCCTATTGTCTCCGGAGTGGCCGATCCGGCCATATTTGCCGAGGATGGGGGGCCAAGCATCGCCCACCGCATGGCGATAAGAGGCGTATCATGGCGTGCCGCCGACAATGCCCGCGTGGCGCGTGCTGGCGCAATGGGTGGCTGGGATCAGGTGCGGGCGCGGCTCAAGGGTGATGGCGAGCGGCCTGCGATCTATTTTTTCAGCACCTGCATCGATACGATCAGGACACTGCCTGCATTGCAGCACGATGAATCGAGGCCAGAAGATCTGTGTACGGAGATGGAAGATCATGCCGCTGATGAGTGTTTGATAGAGAATACGAAAATAAACACTAAAAGAGGTCATATTAAAATAAAAGATATTACAGTAAGCGATATGGTAATGACAAGAAATGGATACAAAAACGTTACGGCTTGTTTTACAAATGGATATAAGGATGTTTACGAAATTAGACTTTCGAATGGAAATACTATTGTAGGAACCGCTAATCATCCTATATACGTTGAGGGAATTGGTTTTATTCCATTGATTGAATTGCGATACGGCGATATAATGAGTTCATGCAAGTCATTATCATTAGCGAAACGGTGCAGGAATTCGATGGTGTCAGGTATTACAGATGCGGTTCCTATTATAGGAGGTGTGGTCAGCTTTTACATAGGATGGTGTGGAAGAAGAATAACGGACGCATACCGAAAGGTGCTCATATTCACCACCGGGATTTGGACAGAAACAATAATCAGCCAGAAAACCTTGCTTGCGTTTCCGCATTCGAGCATCTTGCTTTCCATGGAAAGCTTAGGGCGTCTCAGTCCGCTGCTGTTCTTATCGAGCACGCGCGGCCATCGGCTGCGGAATGGCATAGGTCAGCGGCAGGCAATGCATGGCATAAACTTCATTACGAAAAGCACTGCAAAAAAGTTCTTCATGTACGCGTATGCAAGCGGTGCGAGAATTGCGAACAAGAATTCTTTACAGTTAAGCATGGTAAATTTTGTTCCAATGCCTGTAAGTCTGCATCAAGGCGGTTCATTGGATCAGATAATGTTGAAAGAATATGCAAAGCATGTGGGTCCGCCTTTATGGCAAATAGATTTACAAAAATCAAATATTGTTCATTATCTTGTTCACGTCCTGGGACTTATGAAAGAGAAGTCATTCGGTTCAATTGCTTTCATTGTGGGGTGTCTTTTGAGGCGAAAGACAGGCGAGCAATGTACTGTTCGGTGCGTTGTAGATGTGCCAATGACCGTAGGAAGGCAAAGGGTTTACAACCTCTCCGTGGAGGATGCTGAGGAGTATTTTGCGAACGGGGTTCTGGTGCATAATTGCCGATACGCTTGTATGTCAAGGGCATACACCGCGCCGCTGCCTGAAGAGGCGCGTGACCGGGATAGATATGCGCGCAGTCCGAAGCGGCGTAAGAAGGGAGCAATGGCGGCTTGATGGATATGTTCGCGCAAATCCAGGCAGTCATTACCAGCGGCCAGCCTTTTCGCACAGCGCAACTAACTGATATGTTTCCTGGCAATACGGGCGCGATCGAACGCGAAATAACGCATTGGCGGAAAAGAGGTTTGATCGTCTATGAGCGGCGTGCGCGCCATACGCGATATGGAATGTGGCGTTTGACAGAAAAGGGCCGTAGGATATGGTTGAATACTGATAAAGGCCAGTAATTGTTCGCAGCATTACCTCAACCAGGAGACGAAGCTCCAGGCGTCAAGCGCCCGGATCGTGACCTGTTGGAAGAAGTAATCGACAAATACCGCGCCGCTAGAGACGCACGCCATGACTGGCGCGAGGAAGCAGAAATCGATTTCAACTACGTCGCAGGCCATCAGTGGGATGCACAAGACCTTCATCATTTACAGGATCAGGAACGGCCTGCGCTGACGTGGAACCGCATCGGCCCGTTTATCGATGGGGTGTGTGGGCTGGAAATCGGAAACCGCCAGGAGCCGCGATATATCCCGCGCATCGCAGGTGCCACGCCGCAGGCCATGCAGCAGGCGGGCGTCAATGACTTAGCCACCCACGCCGCTAAGTGGGTGAGGGATAACTGCGACGCCGAGGATGAAGAGTCCGGGTCGTTCAGGGACTGTGTGATTTGCGGTGAGGGCTGGACGCAGACCAGCATGGATTATGAGCTGGACCCAGACGGAATGCCGGTCATCGAGCAGATCAACCCGATGGAGATGTTTCCCGATCCGGCTGCCGTCAAATCCAATTACGCCGATGCGGCCTATATCCTGCGCGTGCGTGACATGCCGATCGAGGCCGCGCGCGTGCTGGCCCCGGACGCGAAGGACGATGAACTGCACGCCGCCTGGGCGGACGAAACCGAGGATCAGGCGGACAATCCGCACAATGCCCGCGAGGCTCCGTTCTATCGCAATGACCAGTCCGGGCGCGAGTGGCCCGCGCCGCGTGATCGTGTGCGCATCGTCGAGATCGAGTGGTACGAGAAGGTGCGCGCTCATCGCGTGGTGATGCCGGGGCCAACAGGGCCGCGTATCGTGCGGATGACGCCGCAGGATCATAGCCGGTTGCAGGCTGGCGCAAAAGCCGCAGGTATGCCGCCGATCCACTCCACGCCGCTTTCCGTGCGGCAATACTGGCGTGCTGTGGTGGGCCGTGAAGTGCTTCTGAAGGTCGAGGGCGCAGAGAACGGCGGATACTCATACAAGGCCATCACCGCCAAGCGCGACCGCATCAAGTGCTGCTATTACGGTCTGGTGCGGGCGATGCGCGATCCGCAAATGTGGTCGAACAAATGGCTGTCGCAGCAACTCCATATCATCAACACCAACGCCAAGGGCGGCGTGATGGTCGAAACCGACGCCATTGAGGACATGCGTGATTTCGAGGATAGCTGGGCGCGCGCCGACTCTGTGACCGAGGTTATGCCGGGTGCATTGGGGCGTGGCGCAATTCAGCCCAAGCCGATGAGCGGCTTGCATGCTGGCATTCAGCAGATGGCCGAGTTTGCCATGAACGCCATTCCGCAGGTCACAGGGTTTTCCCCCGAGATGATGGGAATGACCGACCGCACCCAGGCCGGTGTGGTAGAGATGCAGCGAAAGCAGCAGGGCATGGCGATCCTGGCTGATCTGTTCAATGCCCTGCGTAAATACCGGAAAGAGCAGGCGCGGCTTCTGCTGTGGTATATTCAGGAGTTCATTTCTGATGGGCGGCTGATCCGTATCGGGGGGCCGGAAGAGGCGCAGTATGTGCCGCTGATCCGCGAGCGCACGTTGGGCGAATACGATATCGTGGTGGATGACACACCAAGTAGTCCGAACATGAAGGAACGCACCTGGGCGTCGATCGTGCAGCTCTTACCTGTGCTGGGGCGGCTGAACCTGCCGCCACAAGCATTGATGGAAATGCTTGCCTTCTCGCCGCTGCCTGCCACGCTGATTAGCAAACTCAAGCAAATCATGTCGCAGATGCAGCAGCCGCAGCAGCAACAGGCGATGCAGGCGCAGCAAGCGCAATTGGGCGAGATGCAGGCCAAGACGCAGGAACGCGCGGCGATTGCGCACAAGACGATGGTGGAGGCGCAACTTGCCCCGCAGCGGTTACAGCTTGAGACAGCGGAGCGGCAGGCGCGGATCGACAGTCTGCGGGCGCAGGCGGCGGACTCACTCCACGCTGCAGGTCTTAATCAGGACGATCAGCGTTTTCAACAAATGATGCAGATTGTGGATGCGCTGGCCGATGCGCGATCCGGTCAAATGGATATGCAGCAGCAGCGGCACGATCAGGCGATGGACCTGATTGGTGCGCACCACGCCGCGATCGATCAGGCGATGCAGGGACAGCAGATGCAGCAGCAGGCGCAACAAGCCCAACAGCAATCCCAGATGGCGCAACAATGACGCAGATCGATCCAAAGTTTTCGTTTGACGCAAATAACCATAAACTTATCCGTTCCAGGAAGTTTCGGAAAAAGCCCGTTGTTATTGATGCTTTTCAATATACAGGCGAGTCTTCAACAAATAACTTTCCTTCATGGCTAAAAGAGGCGGCCATAGATATGAAAGTGTATTTCAATACACATCATGGAATGTCTTTAACAATAAAGACATTAGAAGGCGATCATAGAGCGGATATAAACGATTGGATTATCAAAGGTATAAAAAATGAACTTTACCCATGTAATCCAGATATTTTCGAGGCTACTTACGAAGAGGTTGATCAATGAGCGAAACGCTGACTAAGGACGAAACGCGATACTTCGAAAGCGGCGGCACGGACGCACCGAAACCGGACACGCCCATTCAAAGGCAGGCCGATCCTGAGCCATCGCAAGATCCTGACCGTGCGCCACCGCCTGATCCGCACACCGATCCCGCTCCGGAGCCGCCCGCAGCCGATCCTCCTGCTGATCCGGCCAGCGATAAGACCGTACCGCACCAGGCGATGCACCAGGAGCGCGAGAGGCGGAAGGCGGCGGAAAAGGAACTGCAGGCGATCCGGGAGCAGATGGCGCGGCTGGAAGGGGCGCAGGAGGCTATCAAGCAGCGCGAGACCCAGGCCCAGGCACCTCCGCCAGCAGCGAAGGTGCCAGCTTGGGAGGAAGACCCGAAAGGCCACCTGGAAGCGCGGCTGGCGCAGCTTGCCGAAGCGCAGGGGCACCTTACCCAGGCCGAGCAGGCCAGGGTGCAGCAGCAGCGCCAACAGCAACAGCTCAATGAGCTTCAGCAATGGGGAACTGCGCAGGAAAACGAATTCTCGAAAACGCACACGGATTATTTGGATGCGGTGAAGCATCTTCGTGATAGCCGGGCGGCGGAGTTGCGGGCATTGGGTGCCAACGATCAGCAGATCAATTACCAGATTGCCGTCGATACGCTGCAACTGGCGGAAATGGCGCGGGCCCAGGGCGCTAATCTGGCCGACCGGATTTACACTATTTCAAAGCAGCGTGGATTTCAGGGAAAACCAGCATCAACAGCGGAGCCGCCGGAACAGACGATCGAACGGCAGAACCGGGGAAAGGACTTCAGCAGCACAGGCTCTACTGGCGCACCGCCGCAGACTAAAATGAGCGCAGATCGTCTCAGCAAGATGTCTGAACGCGAATTCTATGAATTTTCAAGAAAAAACCCGGAAGAGTTTGAAAGAATTTTAACGGGATGATAGTTGTATGTTCAGGACTGGCCAGCCCTCTTCCGGGGTTGGCAAGTTCTGGCGGTATCAGTTAGATATCGCTTTGATATACGGACGATAAAAAGGCGGTAGCGCAACGCCATCAAAGCGCCACGGGCTGAGCAATCCGGCCAACTGCTCCACGTTGAGCCTGCGTGACTTTCCGGCTCTCCGCTGCAGCCCTGCGCAAAGGGCGGTCATGTCCCGAGACTGAACGGGGCGCAACCGCTTTGACGCCAGAGGTATGACGTGGCTCAAACTCAATTTCTCACCAATGACCCGATGGCGGTCAAGCTGTGGTCCCGCCGTCTTGCCGTCGAGGCGCTGAAGGAAACGCAGTTCGAAAAGTTTCTCGGCAAAGGCTCGGACTCCCTGGTGCAAATCAAGGACGAAACCAGCAAAGGGCCGGGCGACAAAGTAACCTACGGCCTGCGTATGCAGTTGATAGGCGAAGGCGTGCAGGGCGATGGCACGCTGGAAGGCAACGAAGAGGCGCTGGCGATCTATTCAGACGCGCTGGTGATCAACCAGCTTCGCCACGCCGTCCGCAGCAATGGCCGCATGTCGCAGCAGCGCGTGCCGTTCGAAGTGCGCGATGAAAGCCTGTCTGGGCTGAAGGATTGGTTCGCAGACCGCTTCGACCGTAGCTTTTTCAATCAGCTCTGCGGATTTACGGCCGAGATCGTCTATGCCGGAAATGGCGGCACGCTCTATACCGGCAACAACGCGCCTGTCATTCCGGACTCCAATCACTATTTGAACGCGGCGAACTATCCTGGCGGTCTGGCAAGTCCGGCTAACACCGACGCCGACGTGACATCGGCGACGTTCACCGACGCCGCCAGCGCTACGCAATCTGCAAAGTTTTCCCTCTCGATGCTGGACCGGGCGAAGGAACGGGCGAAGACGCTGACACCCGCGATCAGGCCGCTCAAGGTCAAGGGCAAAGAGTATTTCGTGGCCTTCCTGCATCCGTATCAGGTCACGGATTTACGCACCAACACCAATCCCGGCCAATGGTTCGACATCCAAAAAGCCGCGATGTTCGGCGGTGAGATTGCGGACAACCCGATCTTCACAGGTGCGCTTGGCGTCTATAACGGCATTGCGCTGTTCGAGGATTTCCGTGTCACACCAGGGCAGAATGCGGCTGGCACTACGCAGATATCAACGGTTCGCCGTGGTGTTTTCTGCGGCGCGCAATCGATGATGCTGGCCTTCGGGCGTGAAAATGCGCCGGAGAAGTTCACCTGGGTGGAAGAGCTGTTCGATTATGAAAACCAGCTTGGCGTATCGGCAGGCAGCATCTTCGGGTTGAAAAAGACCGTCTACAACAGCGCGGATTTCTCCACGATCGTGCTGTCGTCCTATGCAGCGCAGCACTAAGGAGTAATCGCCATGGCGACGTTTTACAGTGACCATGTGCTGCTGAATTCCAGCGGCAAGAATGTGGTCGAGCCGAAATGGCTGGAAAAAGGCACCGTTGCAGTCATCGTGACTGTGCCGATACCCTCCGGCACCACGTTGACCGCCAATGACGTGTTGAACCTGTGTGATATTCCACCTGGAGTCAGGTTGACGGATATCGTGCTGGATGCGGACGTTCTGGACGGTGGCGGATCACCGGCTCTGTCACTGGATGTTGGTGTGACCGGCAGTACCGCGCAGTTCTTCAGCCAATCCACCATCGCACGGGCTGGCGGTGTGGCGCATGCCACATTGGCCGGGCTGTTCAGCGCCACTACCGCCGTTTTCAGCAGCGTCACTAGGCTGTTCGCCACCGTTCACACCACGGCGAACGGCGCAACCAGCGCTGCTGGCGCGCTGCGGGCGCGCATCAGCTACACCGCCGATCCCTGATAGGAAATAAGCACATGGCGAAGAAAAGCATGCTGGGATCGCCCCGCAGCACTGAAAAGAAAGGCCCCGGCAAGGTGATGGGGGCGGCGCGATCCGTGGCGAATGGTCCGGGGAAGGGCAAGGGCGGCATGAGCGTCAAGCCCGATAAGAGCGGGGGAGGCAAGGGCGGCAAGGGCCGCTGCTAATGCTCACACAGGCGGCACCTTGTCGCCGCAGACCGCGCTACGCGCTCGCTGGCATACAGACCTCGCCGCATCCAGCGGTCGCTGTGGAGCCGCCGGAGTGCGGTCAGGAGGCGCTGCCAGCGCTTAGGGAGACGCCAGCGGCAGCTTGTTATGAATGCGCTGATCCGGAGCCGCAACCACCATGCAAACCAAAGCAACGGAAGAGCAAGGCCCGCGCGTCATGAAATGGTGGGTGATGACGCTGGTTATGGTGTTGATGTTGGCGGTCATCGCGGCAGCAATGGCGCAGACGCCTTCCACCACGGTGCAGCTTGCCCCCGGATCGATCGGCACGGTCCCTAGCAAGCCTCTCATGATGACAGGCCAGAGCAGCGCCCCCAGCAGCGCAGGATCGTCTGCGGCCAACACCACGGTTGCAGTGTCCTCGGGTACGCCTGTCACGCTGTTCAGCGCCGCCAGCATTACAGGCGGTTGCTGGGTGCAAAATCCGTCAAGCGACGCCGTGGCGCTGATCGTGGATTTCGGCGGTGGCACGCCAGCGGCTCCGGTGGCTCCAATCTCTCTCGCTCCTGGTGCGTCAGCGCGGTGTCAGGCGGCTTACACAAACGCCGTCACGATGTGGCTGGCGTCCGGCACTACGTCTGTCACCGTCAATGCCGGGAAATTCTGATATGCGGAAAATCCCCTTTGTCATAGCAATTCTGCTGGCGTCGCATCTTTCCGCGCGCGCCCAGGATGTTAGCTACCCGCCGCCGCTTGTCGTTCCGTCATCTGTTACCGATGGTGGTCTACTGTTATGGAGCGGCACCAATGGCCAGAAGGCAAAAGACGGAGGAACCGACCTCTCAAGTTTTTCGGTAACGCCAACAGGCGGCAGCGCCAACACACTCGCGAACCTGCTGGGCGGCGTCGGACAAGTCCCAGCGTGGGGCGTCTCTGGCGTGTCATCGCTCGCCAGTATCAGCATTACAGGCAATCTGGCGGGGGTGAACCCATGCGCCAGTGACGGAAATTATGGCTGGAATTTCGAGAATGGCAGCGGAGAGATGGACGCCATTTCTTGTTACACAGCTAATATCGGCGCTGGAAATGACGCATTCGCTTGGTTTCAGAAACCCGTTAGCGGGGCGCTGACCAAGATAATGAATTTGGACAAGGTTGGAAACCTCGCCCTCCCAGGCGGACTGACAGTTGCATCGATAACAGGCATGACGACGCCTTTGTCGCAAGCTCAGGGTGGAACCGGCGCAACGTCCGGACTATCGACAAACGGCCTGATCATAGATCAGACGTGGGGTTATCCGACAGGATTGACTTCCGGATCGACATATACCGCTACTGCTCAGCGCGGCATCATGTTGAATTATGCGACTTTGGCGCTTTTAACAGTCACTCTTCCACCTTCTCCAGTAAACGGACAAGAGTTCGACTTGACAACATTGGGCGTAATTACAGGATTGACGGTTCAGTCCGGAACGGGAGGCGCTGGGATCGTAAATGCCCCTACAACAGCCGCAGCCGGTTCCAACTTCAAATTTACCTATCAGGCTGCTGATAATGCGTGGTGGAGAACACAATGAAATGGAAGTTTCATCAGTCTCTGCTGCTGTCGCTGTCCTTATATCGATCATCGGTATGGTCATTGCGATCATGCGTAACGGAGGCGCTGACATAAACAGTCTGCGGCAGGAGTTCGAAGCCAAGATCGAGCGAAATTCAGCACAGCAAACCACGTTGAGACATGACGCCACCGCCACGGCGGCACGCGCCATTGCAGAAATAGGAACTGAACTTCGTCATCTTGAGAAATCCGCTCTTACCAAGGGAGAAGGCACTGAAATGGAGCGGCGCATTATGAGTAGTTTCGGTGAACTTAAGATCGAAATGCGCCGTCTTTATGAGCGCGCCGAGCAATCAGGCGATGCTTTGGCCCGCATCATGGCGAAGATGCGCATCGCACGGCACGGAGAAAACGGATGAAGCGTATATTACTGGCGTCGGCCCTTTCTCTGATCTGCGGCCACGCATTGGCGGCGGCGTCCGATTATCCGAATGGCGTCAATGCTACTGGAACGGAAAAAATATATCCGGTGCTGCAAAACGGATCGGACGCGACACTTACTGTTCAGCAAATTCTCGCACCAATAGGAGGTATTTCCGTAACGCCAACGGGCGGCGCGTCCGGCACGCTTGCCAATCTTTTATCGGGAGGCACGCCGCTTCCGTCGCTGCAAACGTCTGGCACGCCATCGCTGAAAATCTGCAACCAGCTTTCCGTCATTGCGGGCGGCTGTCCGCTCAATCCTTGGGAATACGTCAATTTCGTAACGCTTGTCACCACGTCTCAAGGCTCTGGCGTTTATGAGGTCGGTGGTGATTTCGAAATGCACACCGTCACAGGAAGCGGCGGCGGCGCTTCCCCTGCCAATTCGAAAGTCGCCCTCACCTACAGCAATATCGCAGAATCAGGCGGCGGAAATGTTTGGGGCGCGGCTGGAAATGTCATATTGCGCTCAGGCTGGTCCGGTTCATTCGCCACTAATCTTGAAACTGATATCGAGAATGATTCAGGCCATGATTGTGCGCCTGGTGGCGGTGTTTGTAATGTGTTCGGCCAGTTCGTGAATTTCACTGGCGCTCAAATGGCTACAATTGGCTTTCAATTGTCAGGCGGCGTCAGTTCTACGCATTACGGGGGACATTATGGTTTTAGTATTGGCGGTGAGTGGGTTGTCAAGGATGTTGGATACAACGATTCATCCGATGATGGTGTGTCGTATGAGAGTCAGGGAAATCACAGT